CTTATTCATAACTTTTTTCAACATAGAACTTGAAATTCTACTTTTCATGTTTGTATATAATAATATATAAGAATATAATTATATATTTTCTATTTATTTTCTATTTATTTTCTATTTATTTTCTATTTATAATTTTCTCTAAATAATATTGCGTAATTTGCTAATTTCCTTTTCTAATATTGCAATTTTATTATGTATATCTTTAATATGTGTTTCACTATGGCTTTTTTGTTCTAAAGTTATGCTATTTAAATGGTCCGAAATATTTAATAGTGCTTCAATTTGTTTTTCTTTAATTAGTATTTTTTTTGTTAACTGCTTTTTGCGGTCTTCTAATAATTTTAAAATATCAGGGTTTTTTGATGATACTCGTTTTAATGCGCTATATTGATCAATAAGATAAGTAGTGTCGTCTTCGCTTTGTTCTAATAACTTTTTAACTTTCATATCATGTTTGGCAATAGAACCTCCAAAACTAGCCATATAAATTATATATTATATATTGTATATTGTATATTTTTTTTTATTTAATAAAAATAATAAAAAATAATAAGAATAATAAAAATAATAAAAATAATAAGAATAATAAAAAATAATTAAAACTTAAAAAATAATTAAAAAAAAAATAACATTTATAAAAATTATATAAAAATATAGACATATATTATTTAGAATGAATAAGAATTGCGTAGAGCCTCTATTACAAGAAGACCTTAATCGGTATGTTATGTTTCCAATTAAAGACCAAGACATATGGAAAATGTATAAAAAAGCAGAAGATTTGTTTTGGAGAGCAGAAGAAATTGACCTTTCAAAAGATAATAAAGATTGGGACACGCTAAATGATGATGAAAAACATTTCATTTCCATGATTTTAGCGTTTTTTGCTGCTAGTGACGGAATTGTGTTAGAAAATTTAGGTGTTCGCTTTATGGGTGAAGTGCAATTAAGTGAGGCGCGAGCATTTTACGGCCTGCAAATTGCTATGGAAAATATTCACTCTATTACATATTCCACATTAATTGATACATATATTAAAGATAAAGAGCAAAAGCACAAATTATTTAATGCACTAAATGAATATGACTGCATTAAGAAGAAGGGTCAATGGGCTATAAAGTGGATTAATGATAAGAAGTCCAATTTTGCTACTCGCCTTGTTGCGTTTGCTTGTATTGAAGGTATTTTCTTTTCGGGTGCATTTTGCGCTATTTATTGGTTGAAGAAACGCGGTCTAATGCCTGGACTAACCTTTTCAAATGAGCTAATTTCGCGAGACGAAGCATTGCATACCGAATTTGCTGTATTATTACATAGCAAATTAGAAAAGCCGCTTAAAAAGCAAAAAATTCACGAAATAATTAGCGAAGCGGTTGAAATTGAGCTCGAATTTATTAACGATTCGCTTCCATGCAGATTAATAGGCATGAACCAAGTATTAATGAAACAATATATTGAATTTGTTGCTGACCGCTTAAGCCTTCAATTAGGAGGCGACAAAATATATGAAAGCAAAAATCCGTTTGATTGGATGGAAAACATTAGCATTGAAACAAAAACTAACTTTTTTGAAGATCGCGTAAGCGAGTATTCGCTCACAACTAAAGATGCTAAACTAAACACTTTTGAATTTGGCGATGAGTTTTAATTTTGTGCTTTTTTCTTTATATTGTTTATTTAATATTAATAATTATAATATATTAATAATTATAATAAATAATTGATTTTAAAATATAATATTACAATATATTTTAAATACTAAAAATGTCTAAAATTAGTTGCGAAAAATGCGGTAAAGAGTTTAATAGTAAATCCCATTATACTCAACATCAAAAAAGAAAAACTCCCTGCGGTAATAAGAGCATAATTAAAGAATTGATTGAAGAAAAATTAACTAAGTTAAATATTCCGCTATGTTCGTCTGTTGAAAATACGTCTGTCGCAATTCAAAATACGCAAAAAATAACAATTGATACATCAACCTTTAATGAAATTAAAAAATATTATGATGAAACATTAAATACTGATAAAAGCACATACAAATCAACCAATGACGAACCTACACCGATTGATTGTATAAGTGAAATGATAAGTAAAATTCCTAACGAGTTATGGGCAAAAAGTGATTTATCCATTTTAGATCCTTGTTGTGGTAATGGAAATTTCAGTATTTCTATCATTTTTGAATTGTTAAAGTATCACGATAAAAAAACTATATTAGAACAAATATTAGAATTTAATGATATTAATGAAAGTAGATTAGAAAATGTGTGTAGCGTATTTTGTAGTGAAAAATACAATTTACAAATAACTAACCATGATTTTATTACATTTAACAATAGTAAAAAATATGACTTAATCGTTGCTAATCCACCATACGCAAAATTATTAGAAAACGGTAAAAGAGCATCCAAAAATCACAACTTAATTAAGGATTTTATTGAAAAAGCATTATCACAACTAAAACCAAATGGTTATTTATTATTTATTACACCAGATAATTGGATGTCTTACGCTGATAGGAATGTATTAATTGAAATTATTACATCATTACAAATAATACATTTGGATATACATAGTGCAAAAAAATATTTCAAAAAAATTGGTTCTAGTTTTACATGGTATATAATTCAAAATTGTGCTTTCTACAAAAATATTAATGTTTCTGGAATATGGAAGAAAAAAGAATATGTTAGTTCGGTTATATCAAAACAACGCAAATACATTCCATTATTATATAATCAAATGGTTCAAAATATATTATCAAAAACAATTGATAATACAATGCTACCAAAATTTGAGGTTAAAACCAGTAGTGATTTACATAAATATACAAAAGCGGAATTTATTTGTGATACAAAAACAGAACAATTTAAATACAAATTAATTCATACACCAAGTCAAACCGTATATTCGTCAAGACCTCATAAATATCAAGAAGGATATAAAATATTTATATCAACAACAGATAAGTATAGTGTATTTATTGATAATTGTGGAATGACACAATCAATCGTATTTATAATGTGTTCTAATGAAGAAGAAGCAAAAAAATATTTACAAATATTGCAGCATCCCTTATATGTATTTATTAATAATATTTGTCGTTGGGGTAATTTTAACAACATAAGAATATTACAAAGTTTTCCTATTCCAACCATAGAATATTCTGGAAATCATCAAGAACTATATAATTATTTTAACATTACAAAAGAAGAAATTGAATATATTTGTGAAAATATGTAAATTTATGTATAAAATTATTCTTTGTAATCTGGGTCACAATTGTCGTTTAATATAGGATATTTGCTATAATTCTTTTTATAATCTTCCAAAAACGTGCTTTCGTAAGCATGGTATGTTTGTGCTGTTATTTTTGTTTCTTTACCGAACATTTCAATAATAATTTCGGTTTTAGGTAATTCATATCCATACATTTGAATTTTACAACCTAGATTTAGGTAAAACTCAAATGTGTTATAAATAAAACCATTTGTTTTAGAGCAATCACCAGATTTTCCTCTTTCTTCTATATGATGACCGCATAGATAAGATGCTACTCTTCCTTTAAGTCCGGTTCTCGTTCCACCAATTTTTACAATCATACCATTAATTACAAGTAAATATAACCATTCTGTTTTTTTGTTAAATGCTTTGGTTGAAATTGTTGGAACAAATTGAATTAAAGTATCTCTTTTTTTATTTCCTTGTTTTTTTCCAGATGTAAATAATTCACTATCTAAAACTATATCTGCTATTGGAATAAAATAGTCTTTTCTATTATATTCCTCAAATGGAATTGTTTGATCGGTTGGAATTAATTTAATCCATTTTTTTATTAATGAACTCTCATAGCGTTCATTAATATTTACTAATCCAGAAATATCATTGTTATAAGTTGTTTCACTCATTTTGTATATAATAATGTAATACTTATTTGTATATTTAAGTATTATATTTCAATTTTTTTTATGGTGACTTTTATGAAAAATAATACAATAATTTTAAACTACGTTATATATTTTTTGGTCCTGAACGTTCAGGAGCAAAAAATATGATTGTGTATGGGAAAGTGTATATATTTTTGCGACTGTTAGAACGGTTGCAAAAATACATTAAAATACAAATAATAATTAATTTACTAAAACATAATAAGCATTATTAATTAAAGTATTATTTTTAATTGCTCTGCTCATTTTAGCCGGAGAGAAATCTTCATGAATTGCTGCTTTTGCTATTGTGGTCCAATTATTTAATATATTTTTGGTGCTAGCGTCTATTTTTTGAACTTTTTTACCACTAGTCGCAATTTGGTCATCTCTAGCTTCCTGATAATAGTCATTTTTTAAACTAATACCGTAATAACCCTCAAATGTTGCATTTATATTATGTAAGCGAATAGGCCCACCGAGAATATATTGACAATTTTTTAAATAATTTTTAACATCTTTGTCCTCATTATTATTGTTTAATAAACCATTATTCTTTTTATAATTTATGAATTCTTCTACAATTTTATTAGTTGAAGCGCGACCTTCGGGAGAGAAAATGCAACTTTCAAAAATAAAATTTTCTACTTCATTTGAACTACTGCTTTTCTTATATACAATGTCTTTTAGCTTTATTCCTTTAAATCCATGAACAATTTGGTTCTTATTTTGACCACTAATGCGACATGCTAAAAATCGTGTTCTCATATATGTATTAAACATGCTAAATACATGTTTTGTAGGTTTTTCTCTATTATAAATACGAAATTGTCCTACAATAGTTGTTGAAGCTACTTCTACCTCTTTATGAAGAAAACAACACTCATCAATAAATTTATCAAACTTATTTTTAAGTTCAACACTTATTATATTAGTTTCATCATTATTTACATTATTGGTTTCATCATTATTTACATTTACGGTTTCATTATTATTTTCATAATTATTTGTAATTGATGCAAGAAGTTGCTCTAATTTTTCATTTTTTTCTATATATTCATTATTAAGGACCTTCAATTTTTCATTTTCATCACTTAATTGCTCTAACGTTGCTTTATATTTTTGATTTTCTTCTACTAAAATATTAAATTTTTCAATACTATATGATTTTTCAGAAATAATATTTTTAATATATCTTGAGAGACAAGATATTGTAAAGTTGGTTTCATCATATGCTAATATTTCGTTTTTATTTTTTCCATCTACTTCAATAGTGCGTAAATGTTTTCTAATTTTAGAGCTTGTTTTAATAGCATTCTCAATTTCTTGCTTATTATGAACTTTGAAAGCATCACGAAGAATAAAATTTTCATAAGTTTTATGGTGGTCTTGTAATCGCACAGAGAGATTATTGCTATGTCCAAATTTTATTAATTTCTCTCCTTCAGCGTTTGAATTATCAATAGTTCCAAAATAAATACATTCACAATTTACAGGAAATTGTGAAACTAGAGTTTTTTCAATTGCTTTTAATTTATCTTGAATAGCATTTGTAATAATATTATCTTTTATTAGTAATTTATTTTTCATTTCTAATGCTTCTTCTTCTAATACTTCATTAATTAATTCTTCTAACTTAATATAGTATTCATGTATTTCGTCTGCTTTTTTTGTTTGTGCCTTTAAACATAATGATTTAAAGGTCTTAATATTTAAAAAAAATTTTTGAATATTGTGACCACCACTGCCTGTGTTTTTTGCTCCCGTACGTGCGGTAGCAAAACTATCATTAACATCACTATATTTATAATCTTTGTTAATTATAAAATTATTTTTTAAACAGCTAGTTGCATTAAATTTTCTATTAAATCCTAACCACTTCCAAATATAATCTATATCTACAATAAAATCTGCTGTTTTATCATAATTTAAATAAGTATAAAAACTAGCTATAAATAATTGTTGCTCCATTTCTGTAAAGTTAGCTTTCACTTTTTCTAATAATTTATTGTTATTGTTAGCATTTAGCTTTGTAATAGGGTTATTTGTTATTAAATTAACAATATCGAGAGAAGTCATATTTATATTATAATAATGTAATTAGTCTTTAAATCGGTGTTGTTGTTTATATAATTTAGAAACAAAAATCTGGAAGCAACGCCTTACCATTTAGTTTTGCGCACATTAATTTTGGGGCCTTTCTTTTTATCTCTCGTATTAGGGTCATACATCTCTTCGTCGTCATCGGAATCCATATTTTTACTGATTTCCCAGAATTCTTTTGAGCCGAGTTTGAATGTTTTATGATGTTCGGCTTTATACCAGAATATTTGGTCATGTAATTTATTCGATTTGGCATTATTATTGATCACTAAACACTCATAATTTTCTGTACACTGATCCATAACCTGGCAAAAACTCTCAAAGGTTGGAAACATGCCTGCATAGTTTTCATAAATACGCCGCCGATTTGCAATATATGGTTCGCGCAATATAAAAACGTAGTCGATATTCGTGCGCAAATTTGGAGGAATACCTAAAGGATATTGCATTGTTATGACCAACATCACTTTCCAGTGCCGACCATTCATAAATAGGAGACGCATCATCTTATCTTTCGTCCAGCTTCCATCATATAAGCAATCATCCAATATAACAAATGCTCGCGGATCAATATTCGATTTTTTATAAACTTCGACTTCCTTTTTTATCTGCTTCATTACCGTCTTCTGCCTTTTCAATATGTTTTCAATAATAGCGGTATTGTATTCATCATGAATAAATAATTTGGGTACATGCTCCGCATAAAAACCGTTGCCTGCTTCTGTTCCACTGATTACTGTCCCTATTGGAATATCTTGATGATAATATAGCAAATCTCGCACTAAATAAGTTTTACCGGTATCGCGCCGCCCTATTAACACAATAACAGGCCCTTTATTTTCATCTGGCCTAAAACTTATAGATTTAATGTCAAATTTTTTCAATTCTAGTGTCATTACTAAATAATTTATATTTATTGGCTATATTTAATAGTTTGCTATTTAAACTTAATAATTTGCCTTATTTAAACTTTATACTTTTTCTTATTTAAACTTAATAGTTTAATATATTTATTTGTGTTATAAATTAAAAAAATAAGTATTTCTTATTTATTAAATGGAAATAAACTATAAAAAAAATAACAATAAACAGCTATTTGAGAACTTTAACAATAGCGAGTTATTAGATATAGAAAGTTCGCAAAACTATTTTCCATTATATAATAATTTTTTTAACTTAAACAATACTAATTATAATGCTATTAATTTGAATAATAAGTATAGTTTAGAATTAATTTTAGAAAAAATTAATTATAACAAATTTTTAGCAATAATTACAGATATATGCAATAATAAATCTAAAAAAGAGATTTTTATTAAATATAGCCCGCTTATTGATCCCGTAAAATATATGATAGGAAAATATGAAAATAATTATAATATATTAGAATTACCTAAATTTATAGATAAAGAAAATTTAGATGCAAAATCAATGGAATACATGAAAACTTATAAGAAAATATTGGATCCAAATAATTCCGCATATATTGATGGGTTTTTTTCATATTTATCAAGCTGTTTATTAAATAACTTTAATTTTTATAACGGTTTAGACTATTATGGGGCGTTTTTAGGAGTAAAAAATAAATTTAAATATAATGTTACAGAGGACTTGGAATATTTAAACGAATCGGATT